TCTGATTCGACGGTTTCAGGAACAACTTCTACTTCATACACAGATTTATCAACTAATTTTCAATTACAAATAACACCAACGGCTTCAGACAGTAAAGTTTGGATTCGTGCAGCTTCAGAAGGAAGTTGTGGAGGTGGTCCAGCTAGATATGAAATTGATAGAGATAGTGGAACACAAGTAGTTGAAAGTGGATTAGGTTCTTCTTCAAACGGTTTTATAGTTTTAGAAGCACTGGACTCACCAGCAACTACCTCACAAATTACCTATAAAGTCCGATACAAAAATACAGGTGGGGCATCAGGCCATACCACTTATTGGCAAGGTGGAAACGCTTACAGATATATGTTTGTAGCAGTAGAAATATTAGCAGGATAAGGAGATTAAATGAGCAGTCCAACAGTAAATGATAAAATCGGTGATGCAATTANAGCAATAGATAGTACAAGACAATACAANTTTACANTCGGAGACATTGATAGTATTGTTTGGCTTGATGGTAAAGCACCTATATCAAACGCTGATATAGAAGCTAAAATAGCAGAACACGATGCAGCAGATGCACAAAAAGTTACTGACAAAGCTAGCGGAAGAGCTAAACTACAAAGTGGAGAATCTTTAACAGCGGCTGAAACAGAAGCATTGTTTGGTTAATTCTTAATTTTTTACACCCCCCTCTTATATAGTTGTATATAAAGCAAATATAGTATATTTTGCCTTAACTTAGGATTTGTATGCTACAAAAGATAGGATTTTTACCAGGATTTAATAAACAAGTAACACCCACAGGGGCAGAAGCTCAATGGCAAGAGGGTGAAAATATTCGTTTTAGATATGGGACTCCTGAAAAAATAGGAGGATGGGCTCAATTAGGGGACAAAAAACTAACTGGCCCCGCAAGAGCAATACATCAAATGGTTAATAATGAGGGTATTAAATACTCTATTATAGGAACCAATAGAATTTTATATGTTTATTCTGGAGGAGTTTATTATGATATTCATCCTTTAGCCAATCCATCAGGTACAGCAATTACAAATGCATTCAGTACCAGTAATGGTGATGCAACTGTTACATTAACTTTTTCATCTGCACATAACTTTGCAGTAGGAGATATAATTTTGTTTGGTGACAGCACTACTTTTAGCGCTATTACTAATTCAGATTTTACATCTGCAACTTTTTGTGACAAAAAATTTATGGTGACAGAAGTTCCTACTACAACGACTTTAAAAATAAATGCAGGAGCTACTGAAACTGGTGCAGGAGCAACTACTTCTGGAGGAATAACTTACTATAGATATTATAATGTTGGTCCAGCTGAACAGATTGGAGTTTATGGATATGGAATATCTCAATGGGGTGGTACGGTAACTAATCCACAAACTACTACTTTAGATGGAGCTTTAGGTGATAATGTTTATGGAACTGGTGGCTCAGGAACTAGTATTGTTTTAGATTCAGTTACAGGTTTTCCAACTACGGGTACCAACTATATTCAAGTTGGCACAGAAGAAATTTCTTATACAGGAGTTTCTGGAACCACAACATTAACAGGAATTACGAGAGCAGTGCGAGGAACCACTCGAGCGGCTCATTCAGATGGAGCAACCGTTACTAATTTTAGTGATTATGCTGCCTGGGGTCAAGCCGCAGCTTCTACTGATAAAGTTGCTGAACCTGGTTTATGGTCATTAGATAATTTAGGTGGAACCTTAATTGCTTTAATTTGTAATAACGCTGTCTTTGAATGGGATGCAAATTCAACAAATGCAACAGCCACACGAGCCACTATTATTACAGGAGCACCAACAGCGTCTAGAGATATGTTAGTATCAACACCTGATCGTCACTTAGTTTTATTTGGAACAGAAACTACAATTGGAGATACAAGCACTCAAGATGACATGTTTATAAGATTCTCTTCTCAAGAAGATATAAATACTTGGGCACCTACAGCAACCAATAGTGCTGGTACACAAAGACTGGCCGCCGGATCACGGATCATGGGAGCACAACTTGGTAGAAACACAATTTATATTTGGAGTGATACTTCTTTATTTACTATGAGATTTGTAGGAACTCCATTTACTTTTGCCTACGAACAAGTAGGTACAAACTGTGGATTGATTGGAAAAAGTTCNGCTGTAGAAGTTGATGGTGCTGCATACTGGATGTCGGATAATGGTTTCTTTAGGTTTACTGGTAAACTAGAATCTTTAGATTGTTTAGTGGAAGACTACGTTTATGATGATTTAAATAAAACTTCTAANCAAATGATTTATTGTGGATTAAATAACTTGTTTGGAGAAGTAATGTGGTTTTATCCAACTNCTGATTCTAATGTTAATAATAGATGTGTAATTTATAGTTATTTAGATTCAACACCTGATAGACCTATTTGGTATACGAATGCAAGTTCAATTTTTCCAAGAACTACATGGATAGACTCTGCAATTTTTGGATTACCTCATGCTACTTTTTATGATGCCAGTGATGATGATTCTTTTGATGTTACTGGAAACAGTGAAGGTATTACAATTTATTATGAACATGAGACCGGAGTAAATTATATTAAAGGAGGAACTACTTATGCAGTTCCTGCTAATATATTATCTGGAGATTTTGACATTACTCAAGACCAACAAAGAGGAATTACTTTTAGAGGAGATGGAGAGTATATAATGAGAGTTAGTAGATTTTTACCTGACTTTATTTCTCAAGCAGGAAATACTGTAGTTGAATTAGATTTAAGAGATTATCCTAATGAAACAGCAGCTAGTTCTACATTAGGCCCATTTACTATTACTTCTAGCACTAAATATCAAAGTTGTAGAGCTAGAGGTAGAGCAGTAGCTGTAAAAATATCCAACACAGCAGTAGATTCTAATTGGAAATTAGGAACTTTTAGGTTAGATGTACATGCAGGAGGAAGAAGATAAAATGCCGTTTAAATCAGAAAAGCAAAGACGTTATATGCATGCTAACTTACCCGAGATCGCACAGAGATGGGAAAGAGATTATGCAAGTGGTGGTATTGCTAGAGTAGGATACCAACAAGGTACGGGAGTTGCACCTTTTCCATATCAAGGTGGAACAATTCCTTTTGATCCATCTAGAGGGAACAGAGGGTTTTATGAGTTTGACGAATTAAATCCTCAAAAAAATACACAAAGATTACAAGAATTAGGTATTTACGAAAATCTTTATAAAGCACCACCTCCTCCAATGATTGGTGACAAAGGTGGTAGTATGAATTTTATGTCCGGATCTCTCGACGCACCTTACGGTGTCCATCCTGTAACAGGAATACCTTATCAAGAACCAAGAACTATTGCTGATCAAAATAAATATTTAGGTCAAACGTTTACTCAAAAACAAATACCTTGGTATAAACAAATAGGCGATATGTTTAGTGGTGCAAAAAATTATGCAAGCGGTATATTTTCAGGAGCTAAAAATAAAGGCGGTGCTTTAGTAGGAAACATTATGGGAATGGCTATGGGTATTCCAGGATTAGGAATGCTACTAGGAAGTACGAGACCAGACAATCCTTATGAAAAATTTCAAAAACAAATGTTTGCAGAAATGGGATATCAAGGAGATCCTAATAAAGATCCTTTTGGAAAAAATATTCGATCCCTTAAAGGTGGCTATGATGTAGTAAAACAATTTGATAAGTTAGCTGGAAGTAAAATTGGACAGAAATATGGTTACGCAGAAGCTATGGCTGATGGAAAAATTACTGAAGAAGAATTAGCAGAAATGCAAGCTAAAGGATTAAAAGGATGGCAATTAAATAGATTACAAGTTTTAGCTGAAGGTAAGAAGAAAGCTATGGATTGGTATGATCTAAAAAATAGACCTCCTGGATTAGATATAACAAAAGGTGGTATTACAAAAAAAATAATTAAAAAACCTACTAGTACTGGTGGTAGCAGCGTATGGGATCCATCTGGCAAAATACATCATGGAGATAAGGCTCATGGAGATGGTGGAAGATTTGATATTTCAAATAAAAGTAGTCCTAAAAGTAGTTCAAGTTACTCTGGTGGACCTGGAAGAAGACATCATGCATTAGCTCAAGGAGGCATAGTAAGTCTATGGCCAAAATAGTACAATCATTAACCAGAGCAAGCACAGAATATAGAGAAGACGTAGCACAATCTTTAG